TCATTTGGAATTTGTATTCCGTTTTTCTTTTCTAGAAGAGAACGAAATTTTGACTGGAATGACCGATATAATGTAATCGAATGAATCGATAAAAGAGAAGATAATAGAAATGTAATAGGATAATAAATAGAATGTGTCATACTACTTGAAGATGTAAAATAAAACGATTTTAAGTTGTTTACATCTTTGGTAATTTAGACCAATGTGTTGCTCTAAATACCGATTTTTTGTGGCAAAAATCAGCATAATTGGAATGTATACATAAATGAAATCGTTACTGAGTATGCTAATGTGGAATTTGTATTCTACAGACAGTATCCATTCCTATAATTCATAAGTATTCGAATCTAATAAAAACATAAAAAATAAAAATACTATAATATACTATGTTTTCCTTTTTTTCGCAAATAAAATATAAAAAGGTATCATTTGAAGATATTCAACATACATTTGTATATCCAAACGAATATTTGCTTATTAATACATTGCCTATTGGAGAACAACAATGTCTAATAAAAAATACTGTGAATTATACAAAAGAAGAAGACATATTTAATAAACTGATCGATAATTGTGAATTCAAAAAATATACTATTATTATTTATGGAAAAAATCACTGTGACCAAACAGTCGAACATAAATATCAACAATTATCGAAATTAGGATTTATGAATGTATATTTATATGCAGGTGGTTTATTCGAATGGTTACATCTACAAGATATTTATGGAAAACAAGAATTCCCGACAACAACATATATATTGGATATCTTGAAATATAAACCTATGCCAACTTTTACTATAGATTATATTAGTACCAATGTGTAAAATACCATAATACTAACCTTTCGATTTTACATTTTCAAAACAACTATATTTAGTTATATATAATACCATATCCCCTATTGTCAAATGGATACCGCCAGTGGTACTCATAAAATACTATGAACACAAAAATAATTAGACTGTTACTATAAACGCATATAAAATATATTTATAACAGCATACAAAATATTAGACGCAAGGGGATATAAAGGTTTTCCCAAAAGAGTAACATACCCATCTGGCTATTCCCTCCCCTAAATTTCATAAAAAGGTTTTCCCAAAAAAGTAACATACCCATCTGGCTATTCCCTCCCCTACATTTCATAAAAAGGTTTTCCCAAAAAAGTAACATACCCATCTGGCTATTCCCTCCCCTATATTTCATATAAAGGTTTTCCGGAGGGGGTAAGGGGGAACCTGGAGGTTCCCCCTATAATATATTAGATAAAAACAAGCATAAATAAATAATACTATCTTTATTCATTACTAAATATTGATGTTTTGTTCAACAAAATTATCTACTCAAAATGATTTATTGATGAAAAATTTGATGGTTTTTTATAGTAATAAAGAAAATATCGATAAAATGATGTCTATTATAAATGGCGAATCCAAAATATCGCTTCGCATTGTGGATTGGTTTGTAACAAACTACGCCAAAAAGTATTATACAATCTATGAAATAAAAACTAAAGATGGTACCAGTTCAAAAAGATTCAAGGTATATAATGATTATAAACTGAAACTAAAAGCGTATTCGAAACGACGACTCGATCCATTCTGTAGATGGGAAAGAATAACGATTCCATATGATGGTGAAAAATGCATGGAAACGACGATTGGACAATTGAATTTTTTTAAATGGGCAATTGAGAATCATATTTTGGAGTATATTACAGAGAACTATAATGATATTGAAAAGGATATGAATAATCGTAATAGTAGTTCAAAGAATACCACACATTCTACGACTTCATCTACGTCGGATAGTGAAACACAATCTGTTACTAAAACGAGAAAACGTAGAGAAGAATTGTCTGTCTCTGCATGTAAATGTATTAAAAAAGAAACTGTGAAGATTGTGGTTAGCTTCAACTAGGGGGAACCTCCAGGTTCCCCCTAACCCCCTCCGGAAAACCGTTATATGGGTTTGGGGGACTTATTTTCCAGAAATTCGTTTTATATTTTCTTTGAGAAACCGTTATATTTTGGATAAACTGGAATTCTTTTCTGTTTGAATAATATAAAATAAGTATATTATATTGTTTATTTTATATGTTACTTTAAAATGCAGTTAAAATTATTATTATTTATAATGATATTTAAAAAATCCAGTGTGGTATATTAGTTATACCACTTAATAATAGATTCGTTATTTTTTACATTAACCCTCTATCGCTAAACACCCCATATTTACATGTTATGTAAAATTATAAAAATATTATATTACCAGTTATGCTATCAAAATATTCAATAAATATAAAAATAGTGTGGTTGACGATAATGGGTTAATTGAAGAGTAAAAGGGTGTATATATTATGGATTATGAAAAATATGTGTTTTGCGTTAAAATAATATAAATAAAATGGATGTAATATTATATAATACATCCTTATTATGGAGGTAATAAAAGCGTTTACTGATAATCAATTACATACTGATATTGTAATTAAAGGAACATATGAAAAACCTATATTTAGAGCAAGTGATATAGGAGAAATTTTACAAATATCAAATATTAGAACATCTATAGCAGATTACGATAGCTCTGAGAGGGTTGTACATAGTATGGAGACAGCAGGTGGTAGCCAACAAGTAACATTTCTTACTGAAAAAGGATTATATAAAGTACTTTTTAAATCACGTAAACCAATTGCTGTAAAATTTCAAAATTGGATATGTGATGTTATCCAAGAAATAAGATTAAAAGGTACATATACATTACATAAACAACTTGAAAAAACAAATCAAGAATTACAAGAAGCGAATAATACAATTGCAACATTTAGTTCTAAAATAAATAAAGAAAAACTACTTGAAAGGCATAGAGTTCTTCTTGACAAATATGCAACTATTGGTTCAATTGTCTATATTATCAAAGTAAAATCGTTTGATGATGGTTCATATATTATAAAAATAGGTGAATCTCGACGAGGAATTATATCCAGATACAATGAGCATAAATCCAAATACGACGAAGCAATTGTATTGGATTGTTTTCCTATTCTAAAAAGTAAAGATTTTGAGCATTTCATACATAAACATGAAAAAATACGTCCATTTCGTGTTACTGACCTGGTTGGACATGAAAATGAAATTGAATTATTCAAAATTGGAACTGGACTATCATATTCTCAATTGATTCAACTAATTGAAGAAAATATAAATACGTTCAATGAGTATACCAAGAATGATGTTATAGAATTACATAAAAAGATAGAATATTTGGAATCATTATTACAAGAAAGAAATACACCAGAAACGTCCAGCTATATACCAAATACTCAATTTGAAGAGCTGAAAACACTTATTCGACAACAAGAAATCAGTTTCGAGAACAAAATGACGACACTGTTACATTCTAAAAAAGAGCCACTTTCAATAAAAACACATACTGGTTTTGGTAATGAATTGGTAACATTGGGACCAAGGTTACAAATGATTACTGTTGATACAATGACAGTATTCAAAGTATACGAATCTGTTGCCGAATGTATAAAAGAACATAATTTCAAATACAAACGTCCAAGTATTGATAGAGCTATAAAGGAACGCACTACATATATGGGTTACATTTGGAACTATGTGCCAAGAGATGAAGACCCGTATAGTATACCGAACTTTACTATCAATAACCCGCAAAAAATACAAAATCCTGGTTATATTGCTAAACTAAACCATGAAAAAACACAAATTCTTAGTGTTTATATCGATAGAAAAACCGCCGCACAAGAAAACGGATACCCTTCAAACTCATCCATTGATTTTCCAGTAAAAACCGGGAAAATTTCAAATGGGCATTATTATCTATTATACAATCAATGTAGTAAAGACTTACGCGATACATTTGAACAACAATTAGGCAAACAACCAAAATTATATAAGAATGGTGTTGGCCAATTTGATTCAAATAAAGAACTCGTCCAAGAATTTACTTGTAAATACGATATTATCAAGCAACTACAAATGAGTGATAAAACCTTGGCAAAATGTCTAGATAAAGATATTACTTATAATGGATTCTACTATCGTCGACTTAAACCTAAAGTAGTTGAAAATGTGCCGATTTCTTTATTGTAATCAGTAATATAATTAGTAAAGGGGTGTATAACACTAAAAAACGCCCTTTTTAGTGTTATATTGATGCTTTTTATAATATTGAATTATTTGTTAGTGTAAATGCTAACAAATAATTTATTTTTTTTATATTTTTATATTATTATGATATGAATAAAAAATGATATACATATAAAGTTGGAGAATACGCTTAATTGGAGTAAGCAACACCAGCCATACCACTCATAACACGTAAGACGTTATAGTTAACGGCATAAACGCGAACTTTGGCAGTTGCAGTACCAGCAACGGCTGGGGCAGAAAGAACTAACTGCAAAACAGCATTGTCAATTCTGGAGAAGTTGCAAGAACCGCTAGGTTGGTGTTCTTCAGGCCTCAAGGCAAAGGAATAGACATTGATACCAGTGTCAGGGTTACGGGTGTGGTGTTGGAATGGCTGGACAACATCAAAGTAACTACCTTCACGCTCTGAGAAACGGTCCTGTCCGTTCAACTGAAGCTTGGCAGTAACAACTGGGTTCTCACCCCAACAGTGTAGATCAAGAGCAGTCTCAGCAAGAACAAATGTACCAGCATCAGAGACAAGGGAACCTGGGTTTTGTCCATATGGCATACCGGCTGGATTGTAGTAAGGACTAGAGATTTGATTTGGGTTGAATGGTAAGTCTGGATTAAAACTGTTAGGACCGTTCCAATTTGGTAAAGCAGAGACACCATTTAGGTTAGGACCAGCAGTACCGTCAACAGCACCAGCAATACTGAATAGTCCAGAAGTAAACTCGTGTGCGAGTTCACCTGGACCACCAAATGCGTGAAGTGCGTTTGGTAGAGCATCAATAGCATCAGTGTAGTTAAATGGCTGTGCACCAAGGGTTTTGAACAACATACCACCAGAATCAAGAGATGAGCAGTAGTCAACGTTAGCATCAGGCTGAACAACCCAGATAAGCTCTTTGCAAGGGTGGTTGAAGTTCAACTTGATTTTATTGGAAGATGAACCAACAGATTCATCACCAGTGAATTGGATCTGTTCAATCAAATATTCGTGTGGGTTCTGTGCCATCTTGCGACGTTCATCAGTATCAAGGAAGATATAGTCAACATAGATAGAGGCAGCAACAAGGGATTGTTGGTATGCCTGTGAAACGGCAACAGAACCAGTGTTGACTGGGTTGCCTCTGCCGTTAACATCAGGAGCTAGAGTGGTAACAGCCCATAGAACTTCACCGATGGGGCGGAAGTCAATGTTGAATTTGACCTCGTGGTATTGGAGAGCAATAAGAGGAAGGGCAAGACCAGGGTTTCTGCAAAACCAGAATAGAAGAGGGACATATAGAGTAGTCTCAGGAAGAGCATTGCGAGGGGCACAGACTTGGGTAGGGGTTCCACTGGCGGCACAAGGACCGTTAATTGGCGAAAAGGTAGGATCAGTGATATAAGTCAAG